AAATATTAATTAAAAAATAATTTTAACACGAAAGGAGGTGTTATAATGAAGAAGGTTCTGTGGTTCAGTCGCCACACAATGTCTGATGAGCAGCTTGCTTCTCTGAAGCGTAAGCTTGGCGAATTCAACATTGTGCAGGTGAATAAAACCATTAGTTCTGCCAAAGAGCTGTCTAAGGAGATTGAGGAATGTGATATTCTCGCAATTGTCGCACCAATCGGTCTTCAGGCAGAGTTCCTTAGACTTGCAAATGGCAAGCCCGTGATCACTGCGGTGAGCGAGCGTGTCATCGTAAAGTCGGAGGACGGCTCTGAGGACAAGGTGAACTTCGTCTTCAAATGCTGGGAGCAGCTGGAGAAGATTGAGGTTGTTAAGTCCTTGTTTGCAGACTGATAATTTCGATAAGTCGAGTAAGACTCCGAGTTTATGTGTATAGCTTGGGAACAGAAAAACACAAGGTTTATATGTTGTACCAAAACAACTAAATTAACAAAGAAGGGTATCATATTGATACCCTTCTTTTCTATATATTTTTTTTTTCATTCTTTTCATATATTAAAGAAAACAAAGTGTTATATAAATATTCTTATGAAAGGAATGATATTTATGAATAACACTGAAGGATTTGTAGTGTGTGAAGAATTTACAGCTTCAACGCCTTCTATATTAGCTGATGATAATAGATCTATTACATTTGAAGCTATATTACAAGAAGCAGATGCTCCTAATAGAAATAAAAGAATTTATGGTAAAGATGTTTTATCTGAAGGACTTAACAATCCTACGGTAAGAGAAAAAATTGCTAATAAATGTTTCTATGGTGAGGCTGGGCATCCATTATCGACGGATATAAAACGACAAGCATATATTGATCAAACTAATATTTCTCATATTGTATGTTCAACTTCATGGGAAGGAAATATATTAAAAGGTATTGTTGAAACAGCTCAAACTGCTACTGGTATGGATATGAGAGGTTTAATTAGACAAGGATCAAAAGTATCTTTCTCTATGAGAGCATTAGGTAATGTTATTAAACAAGAAGGCCAGTACAATAGAGTATATGGTCCTTTAATGATTATTGCTTATGACTGGGTTACTATTCCATCTCATGATAAAGCATATATGACTAAAACTCTTTCAGAGTCTGCTAGATTAGAACAGAATGGAATTTTAACTGAAGGCCTTATTAACTTTAGTATGGCTGATTTAGCTGAATATGTAACTAGAGAAGATAATAGAATTAGTGCTATTTGTGAATCATTAGGATTTGATATGAATAATGATTTTTCTAATGTAGATGTAGATAGACGTAATAAGCTTATTTCTATTAAAGAAGGAAATGAAACACTTAAACTATTCTTAAAGAATTCAGTTGTTAATAATATGGATAACTATTTCAAATATAGATTCTAATAACAAAAATTTATAATTTACAAGAGTAGGTTATATATTTGGCAGAAATAACTAAAACAAATTAATATTAATTTACTTTAAGTAAAAAATATTTTAAGAAAGTAGGTATTGATTATGAATTACAGAGATCTTATTTTAGAATCTTATCTTGAGGATCAGGATGACGAGCTTGATACATATGATTCTTATGATGAGGAATTTGATGAGTATGACTACGAGGACGAAGATGACGATACTTCTGATTACGAAGATGCTTATCTTGAAGGTTATATGTATGCTTTAGCTGAAGAATCTGAAGCTTCACAACGTGGTATTAGTATTGATTCAGACTCTTACAGAAGAAAAGAAAGATTAGAAAAATGTAAGGCTATTTTAGCAGATCCAAAGGCTAGTAAAAAGGAAAAAGAAAAGGCAAAAATAATAATGGCAGATATTACTAAAAGAGCTATTAAAACAAAATCAGACTATACTACTCCTCTTAGTAGCTCTGAAAAAGCAATGAAGAAATTTAAGTCTAACGGAACTAAAAACTCACTTGGTAACCAAATGACACCTGGTGTAGGAAATACTGGTGCTCACGCTAAAAAGTTTAATTACGGTAAGGCTGCAGCAATTGGTGGTGCTGGCGTTGCTGGTGCTGCTGCTGTTGCTGGTACTGCTGCTGCTATTAAGGTTGACAAGCAATACAAGGCATACAAGGCAGAAGGTGGTAAACTTTCTAAGTCTGAATGGTTAAAGGCAGGTAAGCCAGCTCCAACTAAACTTGAAAAGCTTGCTAACAAGCTTCCTAAGAAGGCTGTTGCAGAAGCTTATGAAGATGCTTATTTAGAGACTCTCGATGAATTAGGTTTTTTTGATTTTGACTAATTTATAAAAATAATAAGGTATAACGCTTTTGCGTTATACCTTTTTTTTTTATAATATTTCATTTAAAGCATCATCATAACCTTCTAAGAAAGCTTCTTCATAACTTTCACCAAAAGTACGTCTAATTTTTTTATTAAGTTTATGTGAACCACCTGCAATAGCTGCACCTCCTGCTACACTATCAACTGCATATTTAGCAGATCCAACACCAATTGCACCACTTAAAGCAGTTTTAGCAATTAATTTTTTATATTCTTTTAATTCTTGTGGTGTAATTTTTCCAGAATCTTTTTTCTTTTTTAATTCTCCTAAACGAGTTGAATAATTAGCTATCTTCTTTCCTTGTCTAATTGCAAAAGCTGTACCTCCTGCAGCTCCTGCAGCACCACCTACAACACCAGCAGCACCAAGTGCAGTTACTACTTTTTTAGCATTATTAACATCTGATTTAGATACATTTGCTTTTGTTCTGTTATAAGCTTGTCTTGCTTCAATTGAAGAAGTTTCATTTAAAGCATCATAATAACCTTCTAAAAAATATTCATTATACATATTATATTCCTTCTTTCTAAAATATATTTAATTTAATAATAATTATTAGTTTTAGAATATCAACATTCTCTTATATGTATAAATTAATATAGTGAGGTGATAAAAATGTCTGAATTATCTAACAAACAAAAAGACAATTTAAAAGATTCAGTATTTGGAATACCTTCATTAAGAAAATATCCTTTAAATGATAGAGAGCATGTATTAAAAGCCATTCAGTTCTTTCATCATTGTCCTTTAGAATATAAAAAAGAATTAGCTAATAATATTAACAAAAAAGCTAAAAAATATGATATAACTATATCTCAATCATCAAATATTTATGATTATTTAAATGAATCAGAGCAAGTTGAGATAGATTTAATGCAAGATATTTTTGATCTAGAGGAAAGTTTATATCTTACTGAAGCATTTGGAATGAATGAACCAGAAGCTAAAGGTGCTGTAGATACTGCTATTAATCTTTGGAAAAAGAGAAAGACTTTTATAAAAACTCCAAAAGATAAACAAAGAATTCTTTCAGACTTAAGAGCAGAAAAAAATGCTATTGATACGATGCAAAGACAAGGAGATTTTAATGGAATACTTTTAAGAGCAAAAGCAACAGCTAATAATATGAGTAAAAGAATAGCTTCTGGAGATTATGATTCTATCAAAAAAATAAGAGGTAAAGCTGAAATAAATGCAGGAAATTATAATAGAGTTAGTAAAGTGCGTGCTATAGGTGCAGCTACAGTTGCGGCAGGTGCTGCTATTGGTGGTATAATGGGTAAACGTAGTGCTAATAAAAAAGCTAATGGTAGTTTTGGAACTAAGGTTAAAGTAGGAACTGGTGTAGCTGCAGGTGTTTTAGCAGGTAATGTAGCTGCTATGGGAACTATGGGAGCTACTTTTGCAAAGCAAAGAGCAGATATGCAAAAAGCTAAAGATCCAGATAAACCATTAAGACAACATGCTGAAAGATATGCTAATTTTGTTAATAGTTTCCAATCAGAAATGATGGAATATCAACCAGGTCAAAATGAACAACAGGGAGAAGGTGAAGATTAATGGGAAAGTTTTTACAAGAAGATTCTTTAGAGAAAAAAACGTTAAATAATTATTTTGATGGTTATCTAGATACTACTGAAAGATATTCAAAATGGCTTCAAGGATCACCTACTTTTGTTACATATTATCCTATTAATCTTGAACAATCAACTCAAGATCAAGGTCTTAATAATGTAATGGAAGTAGTTGGTGGAGAATCTCCTGTTAAATATAATAAAATAGAAAATTTTCCAATTTATTTAGATGCCGATATGAATTTTAATACAAATCTAGAAGAAGATGCTGGATTTGACTCAGAATCAGAAGGAACTGCTATTATATTACCTGGAACGATTGTTCCACAAAATGATGATTTAATAGTATTTGAAATATTAGAGCATAAACATGTTTATAGAATTTCTAATGTTGAATATTCTAACACTAGTATTAGAAAATTTTATAAGATAACATTCTTTGTTTCTCCTTTTGATGTAGAAACATTAGATACTAGACAAGTTAAAGATGAATACAGTGTTATTTATAATAATATCGGAACTGAAGTAGATCCAGTTATACCTAAAAAAGAATTTACTTTTTTAGATGATATTGATAAAATTCTTGAATATCTTACTGAAAGATATACTAGATTTTATTATGATAAAAAAATAAATGCTTTTATTTATAATTATGATAAAATGAATATGATTATTCATGAATTTTATAAAGATAATGGTATTTATGATCCAAAATTAGCTTTATTTATTAAAAGAAATAACTTATTTATAAATAAAAAGACTTTTCTTAAAAATATATATGTTGAATGCCTTTTAAAAGATAGAGATTTAGATTATGAAAAATCTATATATTCATTATTTGAAACTTTAGATACTGATGAATTCGAATATCCTTATTTTTATTTTATTCCTATAAATGAATCAGTATTTAATTTAATGCAAGATAAATTTCATGAATTAGTTCATAATAAAGTAGACGTATATAAAAGATTTAATACTATTCCAGATGGAAAAATTCGTTCTGGACAATTTACTTCTATTGATTTAGTTGAGTACGTTAATGATACTAAATTAATAATTGATGACCTACCTATCAATGAACAAATTATGATTATTTACTTAAGATGTCGAAAGTATGAAGAACAAAATAATATAACGGATTATCTGGAAGATATAGTTAATCTATCTAAAAAAATTAAAATCGAAAAAGATTTCTATACATACATTCAGATACCATGCATAATTTTTATTTTAAAAGAAATTAAAAATATTATTATGCATAATACAAACTATATTAAATAAGAAAGGGTTGAATATCTATGTTTAATTCATTAAGAGATGAGCTTGATAAGATTGCTTTAATGGAGTCTGATGACTTAGAGTTCTATAATGATCATACCGTAGATGGTGACGAAGGTGCAGCAGATGACGAGCTTTATGACGATCTTGAAGAAGGCGAAGAAGAAGAAGAGTTCGATGATCTTGATGACAACGGTGCTATCAATGAAGCTATTGATATGATTATAAATGAAATGCTATTAAACGAAGCTGCAGAAGATGCTGATTATGACGACTATGATTATGACGATGATGATAGCGATGAGTATCTCAATGAAGAAGAAGCTTATGGTGATGACGTTTTCGATGATGATTATGACGATGATGATTTCGAAGACGATGATGATGAAGTCGATATGGATGAAGGTGTCGTTGGTGATGGAAAGACCGTTAAAGGAGATCCAGAAGATGACGAATACGATAGAGTTGATATTGGTGGAGTTACTAATGCAATTCATGGCGATGTAGATCTTAAAGAAGACATCGAAGATGATGAAGAAGATGATCTTGATGAACTTTTAGAAGCTATTCTTCAGGAAAGTGATGAAACTAATGATCTTCGTGGTACTGCTAGAGATATTTATGGCGATTCTGCTGATATGCCTTCTAATGATGTTCCTCCAGCACCTCAGTATTCTAAGGTTTCTGCAAGAAATAAGGTTGGTTCTCCTATTGGTAATTATGGTGCTGATAACTATAAAACTTTTGGAAAAGCAAAATTTAGTACAGAAGTTATGAATTCTATGACTGTTGATAATGATGAATATGATAAAGAAGGAAACGCATATGATTTATATGCATCTGCAGGTAATATCTATGACGATGATGAGAATGAAGAATATTATGGTTTAAGAGATAAGGTTCAGACAAAGAATCTTTACGGAAGACATAATATTGATAATATTAACTATGCTCAGCTTGGCGATAGATTCGCAGGTACTAAGGATGCTCTCGATGAAAGTGTAGAAGCTTTTCTTAGAAGCCTTTAATAGAAAACCGAAAGGAGTAAACTTATAATGAAGGTAGTTATTTATGATGAAGGATTTATTCCAGGTTTAGGAAGAGGACCTTTTAAAACACCTATCGAAATTTCAGAAGATAAATTCTTTCTTTATAAGCGTATGGGTTTACACATTATAAGAGCTGATAAGAATGTACCAATTGTTGAAAGCGGTATTCGAAACAGAAAGCATATTAAAAAGGAAGAATATACTCTTCCAACAAGTGAACCTGTTAAAGAAAATCCAGTAATTCCAGAACCAGTAGTAGAAGAGACTATTCCTGTTGAAGAAGTAGTAGAAGAGACTATTCCTGTTGAAGAAGCAGTTGAAGAGACTATTGACGAAATTACTGATGATGCCGTTAAAGAAGAAACAACTGATGATGTTAATTCTTTAGATGAAACTATTGATGAAATTCAAGATGAAGATTTTGAAGAAGCTGAAGTTGACCTTAATTCTTTAACTAAGAAAGAACTTGTTACATTATTAACTGAAGAAGGTATTGAATGTAATAGTAATATGAATAAAACTACACTTCTTAAGTTAGCTGAAGAAAATCTATAAAAAAAAAGACCTTAACACAAACGTGTTAAGGTCTATATTTTTAATCATTATAATTATAATATCTTAGAATAATATTTCTTTCGTTGGCTTTCTTTTCATATTCCTTATCAAAAGGAGTATTATAACCAGTCATTGGAATCATCATAATACAGTTATCAATGTTTTTTCCACTATGATCAAGGTAATCATAAATATTGGAAAGTTCATCATCAAAAATCATTGATACATTTTCAATATCTTTAATTACATCTGATTTACTCTCTCCAATATCAGTAAAACGAATTTCTACATTTTTAAGAATAGGAGCGAATAATCTTTTGATACAGTCGGTCTTAGTCTGTTCAAAATTATCAAATGTTCTTGTTACAACGTAAATTTTATCAAATTTAAATTTCTTATAACGGAACATAGTAATTAATGATTCAACAAGTGGAGTTGGTGTAACAGATTTATAGAAGTAATTTACTTGTTCGTGATAAGCTTCCATAATAAATCTTCTACCTACAAGTTCATCTTCAGGAGAAAGATCTTTCTTAAGAAGCCAATCAGTAAATAAATAACATGGACGACTTAATGGATAATTGAAATGAGTGTCATAACTATAATTTTCAGGAATCATATCTTCATTAAGATATGGCTTAAAAATTTCATAGTTATCCATAATATATTTAAACCAAAGATTAACGGTATAAACAAGTACATCATCCATATCTACTACCATTGATCCAGGTTTAACTTCTCCTAATTTAAGCATATTTTATTCCTCCTTAGTAGATGAAACGTACCCTGCTAAATCGCAGGGTACATTATTTTCATTTTCATTATTATATTCAATCATAAAAGGACAAGTTTGTCCACTTTTATAAATTGAAATTCTAGTACAATGTCCATCAACAGTTTCGTCAAAATATTTACAGTCATTTTCTTTATTAGTATGACCGACACTACGTCTAAATTTAGAATAATTATTCATATCGTCACCTTAAATTTTAATAATATTTGTTGGAATAAGGTTTTCGTTTACTTTTGGTGTTTGAATATTTAAACAATCAAGAATGATAGTTCCTGAATTGAGATGATCATAAACCATTTTCTCAGTATCTAAGAATGGTCTTAAGAATATTGGAATTTCATTAAGATTCTTTGGCATACTGATTACATTAATAATTCCACCTTTAACAAGAGCATGTTCAATTACTTTATCTTTACTTATTGAATAAGATAAATTAAATGCTTCATTTAGTTTCTCTAAGAAATTATCTAATTCTGCTTTATTATATTTTAATTTATTCTTATTACAATAAGAAATAATCTTTTCTTTATTCTCTTCCATATTTTCTTCAATAATAAGCTTAACTACATTTACATTTGTTGGAAGAGTAATTTCATTCTCAGGATAAATAATATTCCAAGTTAAGATTCCTCTTAACTGCATTACATTTACTGGATTTGCATAACCTTCAATCTCATTTGCTCTAGAAGGAATAGTAAATGTTGTTTCACCCTTATCAAAAGATTCTTTAATAATATCAATAAGGTTAAAATATTTTCTAATTATATTACTATAATTAATTTCTTTTGCAAGAATAATATCATCTTTAAGAAGATTTGTAAAATATTCACTCACAAATTTATTCGTGTTAGATTTCTTAATAGCAAGACCTTTAATATCAATTTTCTGTTTAGCAATAAGATTTCCTTCTTGCATAAGAACAGAAGATACATAATGCTTTTTGTTCTTTGTCATGAGAAGTCTTGAAAGCATAAATTCATTTTTCATATTAACAAGAGGTCTATATTTTTCTTCAACAAAGTGAAGTTTACCAAATTTAAGATAAGCCTCATTAATTACTTTTGTAATTAAATAAGTGATACAATTAATTGAAGCAACCTTCATTTCTTTACTGTTATCAACTTTCTTTATATTTTCTTTAAAAAAGTTATATGCAGGTTCAAGATGTAAGAAGTTTGAGTCTGTGTCTCAGTAGACTATATCTTCATCCCAGTAGGATGCCAAGTTGTTTGGGTTTCCCCTACTCTACTCCCTTCGTGTAAGTATTTCAACTTACCTTATTCTCCATATAGGAGTTACATTTATTATTTGGTTTCGATAGTCGTTGAACTTTTATCGAGTAATTGATGTTCAGTCAAGATTTTTATAAAATGATTTTTTATATTGTTGTCTTTATAATTTAAACGAATTAATTCAATATTATTTTTATTACAAAAATCATTTTTAATTAAATCATTTTCATGTTGTTTGTCAAATTCTTCTTTATAATATGGATTTCTAAAATGAAATTCACCATCATATTCTAATAAGAAGTATTTTGTTCTTGACTTATTCAAATAAATAATAAAATCAAATTTTAAAGAATTATTTCTTTTACTGTTACATTTATTAAATGATACTTCAGTATCATAATCTATATTATATTTCTTTAAAATTTCTTTTATTAATATTACATTTTTTGAATTATATTTATTTGAATGATTCGGACAGCCTTTGCCCTTGCATAAATTTACATAAGAGATTGAAAAATCACTGTTGCATTTATTACAATGCATTTTCATTGGATGCTTATTATTTATATATATTGTATCTAGTAATGTATATCGATTATCTGGATATAATTCATTTAATTTATTTTTAACCGTGTTTATATCTAAAGTAAGCTTTTTAAGATAATCACTATTTAATCTAGATGTTTTTGCACAATTAGAACAACCATATTTATCAGTTTTAAGCATATTATTTGGTGTTTGATAAAATTCTTTATTACATCTTTTACAAAAGAATTTTATTTTTGTTTGACTACCATTCCAATTTTCTAATACAATAATATCTGGTTTAATTATTTTCATTCTCTCAATAAATTTATCAGGTGTATTAATTTTCATAATAATCATCTCCTTAATAAATGACTGTTATGAAAAATTATAGTCCGTATCTTTACATCAATCCTGGATAATTAGTTGCTGATTATCCATTATAAAGCACTTAGGGCTATATTACTATAGCTAATCATTTCACCTTATGCCATCTTGAAGATTTTTTCTGTCTTTCGACCGCCATTCACGCTTAGAATCACTTCTTACGTTGTAGCTCTTCAAGTATTAGGAACTTCCAGCAATTACCTTGGTTTAACGGTGGCAGACACAACTTTACCACCAGTACACTTCTACGTTTACCTTTTTTACAGAAGTTGAATTTATTAATATCTATATGGTTATAAAAGACCCAGTCTTTTACATAAAACCATACATCTTCAAGTACTGCCTGATTATGTTCCCATTCTTTCTTATAAAGCTCTTCAAGCTCTTTATTACCCATTTCTGATTTACTTAAATTATTTGGGCCATTTGGATTAAGAAATGGAATTTCTCTGCTGAATATCTTATCGAACTCTTTATAAATTTCAGAATCTTTTAAGAATTTATAAAGTCTATTTTTATAATAAACTTTATCAATTTCTTCCTGAGTTAAAGTATCAACAAAGTTAATTACAGCTTCATGTTCATTTAAATCCATGTGAATTGGACGAATATCATCTTTAGTATAAAAATGATTTTCAAGAAATCCAATAAGCTGTTCTTTTGTAATTCCAAATGTAATTTCTGATTCATATTCTTCTTCAATAATATTAGTAATGTAAGTAATAACATCACTAGCAGTATAGAAGTGAACATTTTCCATTAAAAATTTTTCAAAAGTGTCAATTGCAGTCATGATGATTTCTTCACCACTTGCAGTAACAGATTCACCACAATCAAGATCTCTAAAGATTGATCCACCTGCTGTTAAAACACCATAATAGGAATTCATAATAGCAGTTTTATAAGTGAGCTGAATACAATCAAACATCTTCATAAGAGTAGGATCGGGATCATTGATGTGCTCGAACTTTTGTTTCTTAGCTTTCTTTCTTTTCTTACCAGAAGCACCAAGCATTTTACTTTCTAATGCTTCTTTCTTAGCATGTTGTGTATATGCTGTACCATATTTTGTAAGTACATGACCCTTTTTATGCATGAAACTTTCAAGCTTATTTAAAGGTACATCATTTACATCTCTACTAACCTGATCAAAAAATTTAATATCAAATTCAATATTATTTTTTTGACTGTCTCTTTCTTCAATAATCTGGTCTAATTTAGCTTCGACATCAGAAAATTCCATGTCTGGAAAAGATCTTTGAAGAAATTTTAGCATTTTTTCTTTGTAATCTTGTAGTTTGTTTGTTGACATCATAAAACATTCCTCCTATTAACAATGTCACATATATAATATATAAACATACTTTTTTGTTGTTTTCAAATTTAAGTATAACTAACAATAATTTATTATATTGATATTCAATAAAATATTTTAATATGAAGGGAGTTATTACTATGTCACAGTTTTTTGAAAATTATAATGCTGATAGTGTGATTGAGTATATGAACGAATCTTTTGATCTTATTTATGAAAATGCACATGCTGGCGAAAATGTCGTTCTTAGTGAGACAAATGTTATCAAGCTTGATAATCAGACTATGAAGAAGAAGATGATCCGTAGAGCAGAGCTTGCTGCTGCAAAGGCTGCAGATGATCCACTTTATCATAAGTATGTTAAGCATTCTAAGCTTAGAAAGCATTATAGACGTGCTATTCATGAAAAGTACAATTCTAAGGCTAATATTATTTATAAGCAGTGGGTTGCTGCTAATAGAAATGATTAATTAAACTAATGTCGTAATGGTATTTTTGCCATTACGACATTTTTATTCTAAATATATATTATATAAATGCTATTTAAATTTAAATTTAAATAGTAATAAATAATTATTAAATTATTAATAGGAGGAATTTTCAGTATGGCAAAGAAAAAACCAACTAAGAGTAATGTTCGTGTTATGAACATTCAAGAATTATTTGCTAGTGAAGAAGAAATTGATGGGGCAAGCTTATATGAATAGAAGACATGAAGAATGCCTTGTAAGTTTTTCTGGTGAAGAAGCTAGAAAAATGAATTTAGGTCAATATCTTACTTACATTATTATCTTAGAGCCATTCTATGTATATGATGAAGAAATTGATTTATCAGTTCTTCCAGATGTAAGTAATATTAATGATATTGAAAAATATTTTGACTGGTGTGTTTATCATTTTGGTGTAGAAGAATTCTATGAGAATATTGGTGATGTACTTGTTGAGATTATTGATAATCTTAATGAGATTACTTGTAATATGACTCAGAAGTTTGGTCCTACATTTGATCTTCATACCTTTATTAAAATTGCTGAAAGAAATCCAAAGTTCGCTAAACTTTTATATGAACCAGACAGCTTTATTAAAGAATAGAATGGAGTAGTAACTCCTGAAGAGATTGTTGAGTATACACATAAAGTAATTGATGAAGTTCAGCAGTGTATTATTGATGATCCAGACAATTATTTTAAGAACTTTATTACATCTGGTGCTGGTGTAAATGCTAAACAGTTAGGACAGGTATTAGGATACATTGGTCTTAAACCTGACCTTAAAGAAAAGATTATTCCAAAATCTATTGATACTAACTTCTGCATGGGATTAAGAAATGTTACTGATTTCTATATCAATGCAGTAGGTTGTCTTAAAGCACTGATCACTGTTAAAATTCAGACAAAAAATTCAGGTTATCTTACAAGAAAACTTCAGATTCTTCTTAATGATGAATATATTTCTGATGTAGAAGATTGTGGTACACAGCATCTTATGCCGTTTACTATTGAAAATAATAAACATCTACTTCATTTAAATAATCTTTACTATTCAATGAAAGAGAATGGTAAGAAACTTTCAAAGATTAATTGTAAGAAAGATACTAATTTAGTAGGTAAGACTATTTATTTAAGAACACCTATTACTTGTGCTTGTAAGAATGGTATTTGTAAGAAGTGTTATGGAGATCTTTGGAAGATTAATAAGGATATGAATGTTGGTATTATCGCTTCACTTATTATTACTAACATGATTACTCAGACTAATCTTTCAGTTAAGCATCTTCTTCAGGCTGTTATTCTTATTGTTCTTTGTCCAGAACTTCTTAAATATTTTACAATTGAAATCGACAAGCTTCATCTTAAAGATGAGTATATTGATAAAGTAAGTTTAGCATTTAGTAGAGATATTAGTTGTAGTGAAAACTCTGAATATCCAGAGTATGAAACATCTACTATTACTATTATCGATGGTGATAATATAATTGATATTGAAAATAATATTCTCTTTAATCTTAATCCTGAAATTAATGAAATTCTTTTCTCAGATCTTGATACTGATCTTGATAAATATATTGTAAAAGGTAAGAAATTAAAGAATTTTGATTATATTTTCAATTATTCAGTTGAAAATAATTCACTTTCTGGACCAATGCTTAAGCTTAAGGAAATTATTGAGAAAAATGAGTTTGTCAAGTCTCATACAGCTTATGAATTATTTAATAAGATTGTAGAAATTCTTCTTGAGAGTAATTCTAGAACTGATTATATTCATATTGCTCTAATGATTAAGAATATGATGAAAGTTCATGATGGAAGAGAAGCATTTGCTGGCAGTGCATTCCCTGAATATACTCTTTATTCTGTTCCTGATGCTATTCATTATTGTTCTAAGAGTATTTCAAAACCATTACTCTTTGAAAGAATTAAAGACCAGTTACTTCTTGATAAATATGGAACGCTTGAAAAGCGTGGATATTCTAATTATGATGTACTCTTAAAGTAAATTTTTATATGGGATAAGGTATTTTGCCTTATCCCATTTTTTTAAATTTAAATTTAAATATAACAAATTTATATTTAAATTTCTAAAATTCGGAGGTTAGATATGAGTAATATCGTTGAAGGTAAAATTACTTTATATCCTACACGAATAATTATTGATCCTTATTTAGAAAGAAATTCACTTATTGAAAACTCATTAAGTGTATATGATAAAGTTACTCATTCTTATGCCTTCCAAGCATTTATTAAGGATGAAGTAAATAATAGGTTAATTATTCCAACTGGATATAGTGTTAATTATCTATTAGGAATGTACCCACATTACAAAATTGAAAATAAATGTAATGCTATGGAAAATTATATTGAAGCGAATAGAAGTAAATATAAAATTAAAATGAAATATGATTGCAGAAATGAACTTCAAAAAGCGGCAATGAATTTCTTAAACAAAAGAAAGCCAAGAAGTAAATTTAAATATATGCAACGTTTTCTATCTCTTAAAACTGGAGAAGGAAAAACTTTTTGTTCTGTAAAATATATTGCAGATAATCATGAAAGACCTATTATATTTGTTGATCAAGACTCATTAGGACAGCAATGGAAAGATAGAATTCTTGAATATACTGATACTAAAGAAAATGAAATTTTCTATATTTCAGGAGCTAAATCTGTTAATAAACTTATGAAAATGTCTTCAGATGATATTCTTAAGATAAAGTTTTTTATCTGTTGTTATAGAACTTTAACTATAAATATTAAGAATACTGGAAGTTCTTCTGATATAAGTAAATTATTTGATAAGATTAAAGTTACTATGAAAGTATTTGATGAAGCACATCTTGAATATATGTCTATTTTTAAATTAGATATGATTTCTAATTTAAGAAGTCTTTATTTATCTGCAACTCCTAAAAGAAGTGATAGATCAGAAGATAAAGTATATCAAAATATATTTAGAAATGTAGATAAATTTACATCAGATAGTTTTACAGAAACACCTGAAAATTATCATAATATAATTATGTGTGATTGGAATTCAAATCCAGATATAGCATCTGAAAGTAAATGTCAAACTAAATATGGCTTTTCTATGTCAAGATATTGTGATTACCTTATGGATAAAAAATATGATAAATTTGAAGGTCTTATGTATAGTTTGATTTTTGATACAGTATTAACTAATAGAAAGAAAAAGAAAATGGCTATATTATTTGGAACTAATGCATTACTTGATAAGTTCTATGATAATTTAGTTAACTTCTGTGCTTTTAATAATTATAAGCTTAAGATAAATAAATTTAATGGTCAAACTAAAAAAGAAGACAAGCTTGATTTATTAGAAGAGTCTGATATAATTATTACAACTGATAAATCATTTTGTAAAGGAATAGACGTAAAAGATCTTCAAGTCGTAATAAATACTGTTCCATTTATAGCAGATACAAAGCTTATTCAAACAGTTGGAAGATTAAGAAAACTTCAAAATAAAGAAGTCATTTTTATTGATATTAATGATATAGGATTTAAATCATTAAGATATCAGGAATCTTCTAAAAAAACTATATTCTCTAAATTAGCAAAGAGTTTATTTATAATGAATTATAAATAAATATATATTATTATTGCGAAAGGAGGATTTTAATAATGAAAAAATCCGAAATATTAAATA